TCTGAAACAATTAAAGAGTAAATATTTGTATTATATCCCTGTGTATTTAAAATATCTATTCCAGTTTTGCAAATGAAAATAATAAACTCTTTAAAATTAATATCACCTGATAAATTATCAGAATGACCAGACACTCCAAAATTATTTTTAATAAAGTCTTGATCTATGTATTTTTCACAGGAATTGTTTAAATAATCTAGCCATTCTTTTTTTTCTGTAAGATACAGTTCCGATGAAAAAATAATGGATTTTTCTAAGTTCATTTTGAATCTACTTTATTACTATAGGTTTTTAAATTTTGTGTATTTTCATTAAATTTTAATTGCCAGTCCAATACTATTTTAATAAGATTATCTCCAAAATGTTTTAAATCTTCATCAGATAAATGAATTTTTCCTTTTTTTAAAATGGAAATTCTTTCTTTCCATGAAAATTCTATGTCACAAGATCCGTTGTCATATTGTTTAAATATCATTTTTAATTAATCCATTCTACATTATCTGAAGTACTATTTCCAAAAAAAAAATTCATATTAAAGGCAAGAGTTATTCTTTCAATATTTTTTTCTATTTTTTTTACTTCATGTATTAATTTTGGGTGAAATAATATATATTTTCCAATTTCTTCTTGAACAGTTAAATCATAGTCTTTAAAATAAGTTCCTGGTCCTCCTTCTGATAAATATAGTATTCCACAAAATGCTGAAATTCTACGGTGATCATGTTCAGTTACTTCTTCTCCATATCTACATATATTACCCCAAGCTTCAAATATTTCAAAATCAAATTGATGTATAATTTTTATTTGAGGCTGTATTATTCTTATAAAATCTGTAAAATCTTTATTTCTTATTAAACTTTGAAATCCTGTAAAATGACCTTTTACATAAGTTTTATAACTTAATTCTTCATCTTTATTATTTTTTATAAAATAAATTAAATTATTTATTAAATCTTTATTATTAATCTTTCCTGTTAATAAAAAAGTTTGTAGTGGAATTTCCTTAACTTTTAAATCATAATTCATTTTTGAGTTCCATATAATAATCTTTTATCTTTAAACCATTCTTTATTTTGTCCATTTTTATCTACGTAATGTAAAAATGTTTGTGCATGCCAATCTCCTTTAAATTCTTCTCTCCAATGCTCTATTTCACATCCTAAATAAATTGCTGCATCCCCTGGTTCCATATTAATTTCAGTTCCATCCATATAAATTGACCATTTAGTCCCATCGGAACCAATCATTACGGTTACACTTATTTCACAGGCTGGTCTATCTGTATGTTTTTTAAGATCAGCATTTAAAGTATACATTCTCCAAAATGCATAAGTGCTTAATAATTCTAACCCAGTTTCTTTTTGTATTATATTTAATTTATTTATCATTAATGATTCCATTAATGGATCTCCATAAAAAAAAGTATCTCCATTATCGTTTTGATTAAAATCAAATGAATCAAAATTAACTCTATGTTTCATTCTACAATAATCTGTTAATAATTTAATTTCTTCTTTTGTTAAAAAGTTTTTTATTAATTTATATTTAAAATCTTTTATAGTGCCCATGCTACCACTGAATACCTTTTTCCTTTTGTAACTGTTTTAACTGTGTGAGGGTATAAAAAATTACTTGGCCAAATAATCATTCTATTTGGTTTAACTTCTACTTCCCATTCTCCTGATCCATCCGGATTTCTAAAACAAAGATTACCACCTTCATAATCATTATTTAATAATAATATACAACTCATTGTTCTTGGTATGGATGCAAAATGATCTACATGCCAAGTATAAAAACCAGTGTTTTCATATTTTAAAATTTCTATGTCAAATATACTTTGATAACCATAATCTAAAATATTAGCATCAGATTGATATTGTCTTAAATTTTTATTAAAATAATGGTGTAATAAATTACACCAATGAACATTTGATAAAGAATTATCTAGATTATTTAAAGGCAGGGTATAAGTTCTTCTTATATTAAAATCTGTTTTATTTTCTTCACCACCCCCTATTTTAGCTTCTTTAAAACTAGATAAATTAGCAAAACGTATTAAATTAGATAGCGAATTCCAAGGCAATACTTCATCATATACTTTTATAAAATTTTTTATTTCCATGATTTCTTATTCCAATATTTATCTTTATATATATTTAATAGGCTTAATCCATAAAAAAGTCTAGAGTTTTGTACTTCTTTTTGTTTTCTAGGTTTTGTAGTCATTTTCCATGAATCTCTTTTAAAAGGAATTATTTGAACATAAGGTGTTCCTTTTTTAATTGTTGTTTCTAGTATTGGGTATTTATCTCCATTCATAATAATTGGAAAATTAATTTCATTAGGATAAGTATCAGTATCAACAATACCAGGAATAATTGAAAACCTATCATCTGAATTGTTTAAGGGTGGTACAAATAAACAAGAATAACCTTTAGGAGTTTTTATTTTCCAAGGATTTGATATTTTATAAAAAGGTAAATTTTTGTTTTTACTAATAAGAGGAGATCCTTCTAATTGTTTTATAAAATGAACATCTATATTTGAATTTAAATTTATATGTTTTGCATTTAATAATTGCGATTGATCATGTAAACCAAAAGTTTGAAAACTGTCTTTTAATTCTTCTCCCTTTTCATTTTTATTATCTACGTTATGTCTAATATGAAAATCTTGTGGTATTTTTAATAAATATCCAGAAGTTAATGTATCTAAAAAAGGCATACATCCTTTTACCGTTTTATTTAGAATGGTATGTTCTAGTTTTTTATACCATTCTGGTATGTTTAATTTTACTGGAATAGGGTAATCTTCTTTTATAAAAAAATAATCTTCGTGAGCACTAAACTCTATCTCTTTATCAAACATGTAAAGTTATTACATTTTTTAAGGAATTTGTAAAGTATTTAATGAAGTTTGATTTTGATTTTTTAAGTATTGTTCTAATGATATATTTAAGGGAAAAGGTATACTATCTAAATTTAAACTATTCAATTGATTGTAATAATCGTTCCAACGATTATACAATATATGGTTTGAATTTATTTCAAGGAAATTTCTTATAGAATGTAAAATTTGCGAAATATATAATTCTAAATGAATTTTAATTCTAATAGGAATTATTTGATGATCTTTAAAAATAAGACTATTATTATTGTAAAAAACAGATTTATTTCTATATTTAACTAAATCAAAATTAGCTTGAGAATCCTCTAAAATTTTATAATCTGTTTTTATAATATTTAAATTATCTAAATCAAATTGATTTTCAGCAATACGATAAAGAGAACCTTCAACATTATCCAAATCTTTTAAAAAAATAAAATATGACATTTTTATGTTCCGTTATTTTCAAATATGACTAAAGCACCTTGATTTCCACCTGATTGATTACCCCCACCACCTCCAAAACCAAAATTTCCAGTATATGATGTCATACACATGCTTCCAAAACCATATACATTGGAAATTGATGCTATTTGACCTCTAACACCAACTAAAGTTGCTCCAGGAGCATTTCCCGCACTACTCATTCCACCATTAACTGTTCCAACATTTGCCAGAGTTGTATTTCCGCCAGTTCCTCCTGGATAATTACCTGGAGCACCAACCGAATATGGTTGTGAAAAAGGTTGTGCTATTGGTTTATTATAAAATCCAAACCCACCTCCATATCTACCAGTTGCTCCACATGCACCACCCCCACCAGCCCACATATAAACAGCAAGTCTATTTGTAGTTGGTGAAGCTGTAAAAGTTCCACTGGCTGGTCCCGTAGATATTAATGTTGGTATTCCCATTCCAGCTGAACCTCCTGCTCCAGATGATGCTGCTGTAATTCTTCCTTGAGCATCAACTGTGATTGAGGCTGTTGTAAATGATCCTGCAGTAACTGAAGTGTTTGCTAATTGAGTAGGTCCTACAGCTCCTGCTGCTATTTTAAATGATGTAACTGATGATGTGTCTAATGCTCCAGATGTAATTGCGAATGATGCTACTTTAAATGATGTAACTGCTGATGTATTTAGTGCTGCAGACGTAACAGCGAAAGATGCAATTTTAAATGATGTAACTGATGATGTATCTAATTCATTTGGGCCAACAACAAAATCTGCTAATGATGTGCTAGTACTAATTGCTCCACCTAATGTGCTAAGATCAATTGTATTTGCATTGGTTCCATCTAAATAAACACCTTTAATATTTTTTTCAATCGTACTCCAAATAACAGAAGCACCTCCCACTTGATTTAATGCCAATGTATAAGCACCTGTGGTACTATTTTTAATTGTATATGTTTTTTCAATTCCACTTGCTACATAAACAGTAGCATTAGCTGCAAGCACTCCAGTAAATTCTAGAACAGCATTTCTTGCATTAGATATTGTAGCATTGGTCATTGCTAACGTTGTGTTAGTAGATGTAAGTGCTATAGCTTGATAGCCAACGACTGCTTGTTGTAATAAATCTAAATTTGTATTTGTTTTATCTCCCCAGGTTCCAGAGTTTTCCCCTGTTACCATTAACTCAAGTTTGAGGTCTGTAGAATAACTAGATGCCATAAAAATTCCTTTTAAATATTATGTATAATACCCAATTTTAGTTTGATTAAGCCGCTATGTCAACAGCCGTCCAATTGTTAGTTATACCTATATCTACTACTGCCCAAGCACTTATAAACAAAGATCCAGTAGAAGTGGTCATTTGTGAACCAGTAATAGCTGGAGATACATCTATAGTTATAGACACTGAATTTATAGTAGTTGTTGCAGATACAGACGTTACATTTACTAACGTATTTGCATCTAATTCAGCTGTTCCTAAACTTGAAGAAATTGCATTTCCAGTTAAAAATACTGATACTGCAATATCAATTTCTTCGTCTCCTAAAGATATAGTTAATGAACTTCCATTTACATCTATATTAGCATCAGCTGTAATAGAAACTGTTGATACTGTAGTTGCTAAAGATTGCCCTGTAACAGAGGCATCAAAATCTATTTGAGCATCTATTGTTCCAGTAGTTGTTGCGAAATTTATTCCAGTTAAATCAAGACTAGAATCTCCTATAATTGAAAAAGTTCCAGTAGTAGTATTTAATTCATTTCCTGTTACATCTACTTCTACGGAAGGAGTAAGAACAGTATCTGCTCCAATGGAAATATCCATTCCACCAATATTGCCCCACGAACCAGATCCCCATGATTCAGATCCCCAAGGTAAATCACCAGGAGCAGTTACTTCAACGTCTTGGCTTTGTCCAGCTGTTAAAGTTCCAGCAGAAGTTGTAAGTAAATTAGTATCTAAAGTTGATATTGCATCTGCAGTTATAGAAACTGTAGCAACTGTGAAATTTAATTGTTGTCCAGTAATTTCAAAGGAGACATCAATTAAAATATCTGCACTATTTTGATCGGCACTTAATCCTGTAATCTGTCCCCATGATGAAGATCCCCAATTAGAATTTCCCCATGTGGTAAGAGTACCAGGTGACGTTACTTCTATTGTAATATCTGCCACCTGGCCCTCCTAAAATTATGCGATTCTTAATATAGCTGCTGCTGATGTATTTGCTGGAAATACTATTGTAAATGTTCCTGATGTTGCTGTTTTATCTCCACCAAAACTTAAAACACAAACTGCTTTATTAGAAGCGGATGTATTATAAATTAAAGCTCCACCTGCTGTTAATGTAACACCAGTAAAAGATAGATCTGCAAAATCTACTATACCTGTAGCATTATCAAGTGATACTGTTTGACTTTGTAATATTCCACCGCCTGCTGTGTATTGTCCTGAAGCAGAAACTTCTCCTGTAGCTGTATAAGCTGTAGTAGCTGCTGATAAGTTAGCTGCTGATGTGTATAATGCTAGTTTAAAAGCTTGTCCTGAACCTGAATCGAAATCGTGTACTGCACCTAAAAGTTCTGACTTAAATGTGTTGCACACTGCTTGTGCTATTGCCATATATTGTACTCCTTATAGTTATTATGGTGATGGTGAATTAATTTTAATTCGTAACACACCATCTTGAAACTCGTCTCTGCGTCTTCTACCTGTTTGTTCTAACGCAAATCCTTGTAATGCTGTATTATACTTGTCTTGATATAGTTTGTACATATCTAGTGGTCCTTTTAAATATGCAAAGGCTTCTACTAAACAAGAGTATAATAATAATTCTGGTGCATTTTGGCTGATATAAGTAGTTGTATTTGTTGAGCTTAGGTTATCAGGTGTATATACATAATCTAAAGTAACTACATAATTAGCACTTGGTATAGGAGCTACCTGAATAGCGTTTTCTTTATACATTGAATAATACTTGGGAAAACCGCTTGTTCCAGAGCTATTATATTCAGTAATAAATGTATCATCTCTAGGTTCTAATGATATTTGAGCTGATGAAGTATTTGTTACAACTACGGATCTTACTATAAAAGCTCTTCTTGTAGTTGTTGATCCTTCATCTGTATTATCGTCCGGTAATAATAAATATTTGTTTCCAGAATTAAAACTTGATGTAGCATATTCTCTTGAATAATCAGCATCTGTTTCTCTAAATATTTTAAATTCAGAATTTTTAATAAATACATCACAAACTCCATCACTTAAAACTGATGAATCTACTTCTGTATAGTTTCTTATATTTGATAATAATTCTGCGTATGTCATGTTATATCTATAGTTACCTCTCCAACATCTAAATAGGCTTGCCTAGCTGAATTAATTATATCACCACTTATTCCAGGTTGCATACCAATTGAAAGATATTGTCCTGGCCAAAATTGTAAATCTAATTGTACTAAACATCCTCCACCAGGAACAGTATCTGATCTAGCGTTTTTTAATCCTTGAGGATCTGCTTTATGATGTCTTGGATCTAATTGAGGTTGTTTTGGTTCGTATTCGCTATAGTGTACGAAAGAACCATTCCATTCTCTTTTCATTTCCACATATGGAAATTGCATTCCTGACCTATCAGAAATAGCTAATGATCTTTTACCTCTTGCGAATGCCATTAAACTCCATCTCCAAAGTAAGAATAAGGTGTAATATAAGAGCTTGTTCTTTGAGAATCTTCTTCTAAAGCTCTTTGTAGTTCATCTTCGTATACTAATTTTAATCCTTGAACTCTATCTGGGGAAATTTTCTGTCCTAGATAATATGCAAGACCTGAAACCATACATGGTAAAAATCTATAAGGTACATTTGCTTGATCGGAGTATGCACCTGCATCTTCAATTCTACTAATATAATAATATTTTAAATAAGTATAAGTAGCTGCATCGGGTGTTAAATATAAAGTAACAGTAGGATTAAGTAGACGATTCACATAGTATTGTGAAGGTTGTCCTTGTTGTCCTTTATTAGGAAGAGCTGCATAAGCAGATCTATCAATTTTGTCTAAAGAAATATCGTTAGTTGTTTCAGTTATAGTTTGAGCAGTTGAAATATAAGCTTCTAATACATCACTACAACCAGAAGGAGTAGCATAAGTTGCTGTACCCGCAGTAAGTAATTGTTCTTTAAGAACAACTTTCCAAAGATGAATACCTCTATTTCCCCATTCAGAAAATAAAATGTTTAAACTTCGTCTTGCTGATTTTATATTGTATCCGCTGTTAGTTCTTACGCCACAACGTTCGTAAGCTTCTTCAATAATATCGTCTATATCTAGATCAAAGGATGTAGTTCCTGAAGTAGCCATATGTCATAACCTACTTCTTTTTAGGACTTTTTGACTGACTAGTTTTAACGTTCTCCTGACCTTTGGCCATAATTTTCATTTGCTCTGTAGTTGCAAATTTAGGAGTAATTTTAGATTTTTGATAATTCTTCATTCCCATTTTAGTATTCTCCGAAGTATTGTTTGTTAACTTGTATTGCCTTTTGACCTTTAACCATC